CAGTAAATACTCCAGAAGTTGTTACGGGATGGAACATTCAGTTGTATGATATTCCTTATATCTGTGGGAGAATCAATCGCATTCTTGGAGAAAGAAATCTACAGAAAATGTCCCCTTGGGGTTTGATTACTGAAGGTGAAGTGTGGATCTCTGGTAGAAAGAATACTTCATTTGATATTGGTGGTATTACACAGTTAGATTATCTTGATCTTTATAAGAAGTTCACTTACAAGGCACAGGAATCTTATCGCCTTGACTACATTGCAAGTGTTGAACTTGGTCAAAAGAAACTCGACCACTCTGAGTTTGATACCTTCAAGGACTTTTATACGAAGGGTTGGAAGAAGTTTGTTGACTATAACATCGTTGACGTAGAACTTGTTGACCGATTGGAAGACAAGATGAAACTCATTGAACTTGCTCTTACCATGGCGTATGACGCAAAGGTAAACTATAGCGATGTCTTTTATCAAGTTCGTATGTGGGACAATATAATTTACAATTATCTCAAGAGGAGAAACATTGTAATTCCACCCAAAGACCGCAATAAGGCAGTCAAGGATGCAAAGTATGCTGGTGCATATGTGAAAGAACCTATTCCAGGAGTCTACGATTACGTTGTGAGTTTTGACTTGAACTCCCTGTATCCTCACTTGATCATGCAGTACAATATTTCCCCAGAGACTCTTATTGAAGAAAGGCATCCAAACGCAACTGTAGATGCAATCCTGCAAGAAAAACTTGACTTCTCTTTGTATTCTGACTATGCAGTCTGTGCTAATGGTGCAATGTATTGCAAAGATGTTCGTGGTTTCCTACCAGAGTTGATGGAGAAGATGTACAATGAGAGAGTTATCTTTAAGAAGAGGATGCTTAAAGCAAAGCAGGAGTACGAGAAGACTCCTACTGTTGCACTTGAAAAGGAGATCGCCCGATGTAACAACATTCAAATGGCGAAGAAGATTTCTCTTAACTCTGCTTATGGTGCTATCGGTAATCAGTATTTCCGATATTTTAAACTAGCAAATGCAGAAGCAATTACTCTATCTGGTCAGGTATCAATCCGCTGGATTGAGGGCAAAATGAATGCATACTTGAATGATCTATTGAAGACTGATGATACGGATTATGTAATTGCTTCCGACACCGACTCAATTTATCTCAACATGGGACCACTCGTCACTAAATTTTTCGGTAAGAAGTCCGACAATAAGACAGAAATTGTGACGATACTTGATAAAATTTGTCAGGATAAATTCGAACCATATATTGAAAAATGCTATCAGGAACTTGCTGATTACGTCTCTGCTTATGATCAGAAGATGCAGATGAAGCGGGAGAACATTGCAGACCGTGGAATCTGGACAGCAAAGAAAAGATACATTCTCAATGTCTGGGATAGTGAAGGTGTTCGTTATGAAGAACCTAAACTGAAGATTATGGGTATTGAAGCAGTCAAATCATCCACCCCTGCACCTTGTAGAAAGATGATTAAGGATGCTCTCAATCTTATCATGAATAAAACTGAGGATGACGTGATTGATTACATTGAATCTTGTAGGTCTGAGTTTTGTAAAATGGATCCTGAGGATATTTCTTTTCCCAGAACGGTAAGTAATGTTAACAAGTATAAGTCTTCCAGTACTCTATATACAAGTGGAACGCCAATTCATGCCAGAGGGGCAATTCTCTTTAATCACTATGTAAAAGAAAAGAAACTTGATAATAAGTATTCTCTTATTCAGAATGGAGAAAAGATTAAGTTTTGCTACCTAAAGAAACCCAATCCAATACATGAAAATGTGTTATCATTTATTCAAGAGTTTCCTAGAGAGTTGGGATTGAAACAATACATTGATTATGAACTTCAGTTTGATAAAGGATTTCTTGATCCACTCAAAGTTATTCTAGAATCTATCGGGTGGAAGGCAGAAAAAAGAGTTAGTTTGGAGGACTTTTTCTCATGAAGGATCAGAATGCAATAGAAAATAAAGAAACTCAACCAGACAAATGGAATCGTGGTTTGGATCTTTTTATTGAAAGTGTATTAAAACCAGATAGTTCTTTGCGGCAGTGTGCCCACAATCAAAACTGCTACAATGAACTTATGGATGTTCGTAAAAACGTGTTAGAATATTTGAATACATTACGATGGGATTGATTTATGGATTTTTTGAATGATATTGTAAAAGAGATTGGTGGAGAGTATACACAACTTGCTGCAGACATTGATGAAACTGAAACGTATGTTGATACAGGTTCGTACATTTTTAACGCACTTGTTTCAGGCAGTATATTTGGCGGTGTTTCTGGGAATAAGATTACTGCCATTGCTGGCGAGTCTAGTACTGGAAAAACTTTTTTTAGCCTCGCAGTGGTTAAGAATTTTCTGGACACTAATCCTGATGGATATTGCTTGTATTTTGATACTGAGGCAGCTATCAATAAGTCACTCCTAGAGGGTCGTGGTGTTGATCTATCACGTTTGGTTGTGGTGAATGTTGTAACCGTTGAGGAGTTTCGTAGTAAAGCACTCAAGGCAGTAGATATTTACTTAAAGAAACCTGAAGATGAACGCAAACCATGTATGTTTGTGTTAGACTCTTTGGGTATGCTCTCAACTGAAAAGGAGATTACTGATGCACTGAATGATAAGCAAGTTCGTGATATGACAAAATCACAACTGATTAAGGGTGCATTCAGGATGTTGACATTGAAGTTGGGGCAGGCTAATATTCCTATGATTGTTACTAATCATGTATATCAAGTTGTTGGTTGTGCTCTCAAAGGAACTATGATTCGAACATCAAATGGGAATGTTGATATTTCTGAAATTGAAGTTGGAGATTATGTGAATACTATAGTCGGACCCAAAAAAGTCATCAATACTTATAGATATTCGTTTGATGAATATTATGAAGTTGAACTTGAAAATGGGTCGATTTACAAATTAACTGGAGAACATAAATTAATGACTCAAGAAGGTGAGTGGAAAAAAGTTTCTGAATTAACAGAAGAAGATGTTATCATCAATATTGGAAATTAACATATTCCTTAGTTTGGAATAGTTTATCTTTGATTTTTTGGATGCTTCTCTAATTGAATTATAAACTGTTCCATTTATTGATACTTTTTTAGATCTTGGATCTGCTAAAGTTTTTTTAATTTTATATTCTTCTGAAGTTACAGAGTTCTTCCACTCTTGAGATTTTTTTCTACCTTCTGCCATTAATTGAGACATATTATTTTCATAATATCTTCTTCTAGCATCATCTGAATTAACAATAACTTTTTTTCTACCTTCTTTATATGCTAATTTTAGTGAGTTTGATCTTTTTATTTTAGTTTCTTTAGATTGAATTTTTCCAGTCAATGTATTTGATATTTTATTTTTCCATTTTGTGACTTTACTTTCATCTAGTAAAAACTTTTCAAATCCAGATTTTGATAGTATAATTCTTTCTTCTTCTGAAAGATTTCTTCCAGATAAACACTCCCAAGCAATTTTATCTTCTATGCGACCAAACTTCTTCCAGAGATCAAAATGTGCTTTTGCGTGTTCTTCTATTGTTAATTCTATTAAATTGCTTGGATCATCAGACCCACCCATATGTCGTGGTATAATATGATGTATGTGCTTCATTCTATTACATAATAGGTATGATTATAAATATTTATAACGGAGCAAATTTCAAATGACTATTGGCATCAAAATTAAAAAAATTGAAAAAATTGAAAAAAAGAATACTAAAGTCTATGATATTGAAGTGGAAGATGCACACCATTATATTTTAGATGATGGAACACTTTCTCATAATTCTTATGTACCCACTCAAGAAATTTCGGGCGGTTCTGGTCTTAAGTATGCTGCCAGCACCATCATTCATCTTAGTAAGAAGAAAGAAAAGGATGGAACAGAAGTTGTTGGAAACATTATCAAGGCAAAGACTGCTAAGTCTCGTTTGAGTAAAGAAAATAAAGATGCGGAAATTCGTTTGTATTACGATGATCGTGGTCTTGATCGATATTATGGTCTTCTTGAACTCGGTGAGATTGGCGGACTTTGGAAAAATTTAGCAGGTCGCTATGAGATTGATGGTAAGAAAGTTTATGCTAAGGCAGTCTACAAAGACCCAGAAAAGTACTTCACCGCTGAGGTGATGGATAAATTGAACGAGATCTCAAAGCAGGAATTTAGTTATGGAGCGGGTTGAACTATTAGTTCTCAACAACCTATTACACAATGAAAAATATACTAGAAAGGTAATACCTTTTATCAAAGAAGATTACTTTCAAGATACGAAAGAAAAGATTATCTTTCAGGAGATCTTTTCTTTCATTGAAAAGTATAGTAAGACTACGAATAGAGAATCTCTATTGATTGAGATTGAAAATCGTAATGATATTAATGGAGATACTTACAAAGAGATTGTATCTTGCATCGATTCTTTTGAAGAGACTGATGTCAATCAAGACTGGTTAGTTGATACTACAGAGAAGTGGTGTCGGGACAGAGCAATTTATCTTGCTCTGATGGATGCAATTCAAATTGCTGATGGTAATGATGAAAAGCGGGGACGGGATGCAATCCCATCGATTCTATCTGACGCACTCTCTGTAAGTTTTAATAGTCAAGTCGGACACGATTATCTGGAAGACTATGAAGATCGATATGATTTCTACCATAGGAAAGAAGAGAAGATTCCTTTCGATCTAGAATACTTCAATAAGATTACTAAGGGTGGTCTTCCAAACAAGACCTTGAATATTGCTCTTGCTGGAACTGGTGTTGGTAAGTCATTGTTTATGTGTCACTGTGCTGCTTCTGCTTTGTCTTCGGGAAAGAATGTTCTATACATTACCTGTGAGATGGCAGAAGAAAAGATTGCAGAACGCATTGATGCCAATCTATTGAACGTTGCTATTCAACAACTGACTGATATTCCCAAGTCAATGTTTGAAAACAAAGTCACTAAACTTGCAGAAAAAACACAAGGGTCTCTTATAATTAAAGAGTATCCTACAGCGTCTGCACACGCTGGTCACTTTAGAGCATTGTTAAATGAACTCGCTATTAAGAAGTCATTTAGACCTGATATTATTTTCATTGATTACCTTAATATATGTGCTTCCTCCCGCTATCGCACATCGGGCACTGTCAATTCATACAGCTATATTAAGGCTATTGCAGAAGAACTTAGAGGATTGGCTGTCGAAGCCGAGGTCCCTATCGTATCTGCCACCCAGACCACTCGTAGCGGTTATGGTAGCTCTGACGTTGACATTACTGACACTAGTGAGTCCTTTGGTCTCCCTGCTACTGCTGATCTTATGTTTGCCCTTATTAGCACTGAGGAACTTGAATCCCTAGGACAGATTATGGTGAAGCAACTTAAGAACAGATACAATGACCCCACAGTAAATAAGAGGTTTGTTGTTGGCATTGATCGTGCAAAAATGAGATTGTATGATTGTGAGCAAACTGCTCAGGAAGATATGATTGACAATATGGGAGATGCAGAATATAATAATGCTGAAGAACAGCAATCACTTAAAAGTAAGTTTGGGGGAATTAAGTTTTAATTATGACACAACAAGTTGATACTACAAAGTATGTTGAATTTGTGAAAGGAGTGACCAGTGAACCATCACTGAACTATGCTGTATTTCTTTCTCGTACAAATACTCTCGAAATTGAAGATTGCAATGTAACTCAACTTCTTACTGCAGCACTTGGTTTGACTGCTGAGTCTGGAGAGTTTACTGAAGTTGTGAAGAAGATTCTCTTCCAGGGTAAACCTTATAATGAAGAGAATGTCTTCCATATGAAACGTGAACTGGGTGATATCTGTTGGTATCTTGCTCAAGCATGTATGGCACTTGATACAACCTTTGATGAAATTCTTGAGATGAATGTGGATAAACTCATAGCACGTTATCCGGGAGGACAATTTGATGTCCATTGTTCCGAAAACCGTAAAGAGGGAGACCTGTGATTACTATTAATTTAGAACTGCGACAAGCAGCAGTGATTCGTGATACGCTTTTTCGTAGCACGGCACAAGACAGTTATGAATTTCCATCAGAAAGAACAGTAGAAATTCGTAAAGCAATTCAAGAACTAGACACACAAATTGAAGAGGTACTTAAAAATGAAACTACTGTCAGTTGAAGATTATCAAAAGGCTGGTGAAACTTTCTGGCCAAAGTATTGGTACGTTGCCAAAGAACTTGGAGATGGTGCAAAGACAGAAGATATTCTGAAGATTCTAGAATCTATTGGTGCAGTTGCATTGAGATTAAAAATGGAAGAAAGCGAAGGACCTTTTGGTTTTAACAAGAAAAAAGATACCGAAGAAGAGACTCAATAGATATGCTAACAATTTGGATTCACCTGGTAGCATTCTTTCAAGTTGTGGTAATGAACTGTATTCAACCTGTAAATTGGAAGTATTGCTACCGAGTGGACCAATGGTTGATTCCCGAAATAGTCTATGCCATAAAAATAAAAAATGGTAAAATCGTTCCGTATCAGAATGAAAAAGAATATTTGAATAATTTTAAATTATAAATATATTTTAGGAACTAAAATGTATTACCATGGACAGTAGACTGTATAAAGAATTGTCTGAAGCATATGCTTCTGTTTACGCTCCCCGAGAAGTTGAGCAGTTTGATGAAGACTCACGTCGTATGAGCAATAAGCAACATACTGCTCGTGTAAGATCTAACATTAAATCTTTTGGAAGTAACTATACTCCTCCTAATAACTACGACCCTGATGCTAATCGTGGTAAGGGTGAAGTTCTTACTCGTAAACAGATTGAGAAAAAGCGTCGTAAAGCACTTCGTCCAGAAGAAGTAGAGTACGTAGAAGAACTCTACAAGGGTAAGCACGGTCAGACTGATAAGCAGTATGCTGACTCCCGTTCCCAAGGTGGTAAGATGGTCTCTGGTGACTCCAAGATGAGTGGTGCCGAATACACTCATGGTCGCAGAGTCAAGGCAGCAAACCCTGGTATGCAACCTGACGTAGGTGGTAAGACCAAGCCCAAGTCTCAGGGTAAGATGGATAAAGGCACCCGTGCTGATCTTGAATATCGTAAAGCAAACCTCAAGAAAGAAGATCTTGATATCTTTGATACAGTCCTTGAGTATCTTCAAGTAGAAGGTATTGCGAAAAGTTTTGAAGATGCACAATGGATGATGGTTAATGTTCTCGATGAAGAGGATGTTGATTCTATCCTTGATGAAGCAATCACCAGCGAAAAGGGCAAAGCAAAAGCAGCAGAAATGATTTCTAAACGCACTACTGCTTCTGGTAGAGCAAAGCCTGGTCAAGGTGCTAATGTTGCTAAAATCAGACACATTGGTCGTGCTAATGTAGATGGGTATGAAGGAACTCCGCCTAATCTAAAAGTTGCTAAGAACCCAGTAAGATCCAACTTTACTGGTCTCAAAACTGGAACTGGAAACGCAGCAGCAAGAAGAGCAGCAGCACTTAAGAAAGAAGAGTTTGAGTTCTGGGTAGATGCTCTGGTAGAAGAAGGTTATGATCTTTCTGATTACACCTGGGATGAAATGTATGAGTTTTATCTTGATACTGGAAGACATAAGAAGTGATCCTTTACATCTGATTTGAATTTCTATATAATGGTTATATCGGGGGATTAGTTTAGTGGTAAAACGGATGCTTTGCAAGCATCAGTCACCAGTTCGACTCTGGTATTCTCCATAAAAAGCAAGCAGGCTGTCAGGAGTTCGAGTCTCCTATTCTCCATAAATAAAAATAAAAACATGGCAACAGACGCTAAAGAAACTGCCAAGCAAGAAAATGGATCAAGATTCTTTTTTGAGTCCGTGATTGAGAAAGGCAAGGAACCTTCAGACGAAGAAATGAAGAAGATATATGATGGATATGGTCCCGAGTGGAAAACTACATATAGAAAACAGACTGAGGCGTTAAAAAAGTTTTTGGGTTCGAGCAAAGGTTATGAATACTCTAGAGATAGTGGTATTATGCCTTACATTGAGGGTATTGCAAAGAAGGATTGTGGGGTATCTGTAAAGGATAGATGGAACCCTATGGATATTGTTCTTGTAAAGAAGAGTCAAAGAAGAGTTATTGAAGGGACTATTCGCGAACTCACAAACATTCCCGGAATGAGTAGTGACGCAAAACTTACTCTACTCAATGCATATATGAGAGAAGCACTTGATGAGAAAGTTTTGGTTGGAGTTTCTTTGAAAGCAATTGCTGCTAAGAAAAAAACTGCAAGTGTAGAAGTTGCAAATGCAAGAGGTAAATCTGGACAACCTGAAGAAATTAATGTAGTAGATAAGTCTTTAAAATGTGATTTGACTTTGGGTAAAAAGAAAAATTATTTGTTTGATACTGGTGAGTTAGGATTTGATATGGAGACCAAGAAGGGTGGAAAGATTCATGGTCAATCCAGAAACTTCCAATACTCTAAAGAAAGAAATCTAGTACAAACTGATCTTACTCCAAAAGGAAAAGATGCTGGAGCAAAACTTGGAAAAGTCTCTAGTGTTGCTTTAGATAAATTTCTTTCTAGTGTTGGATTAAGTCGTCCAACATCAGCAGCAAAGCATCCAAATATTCCTCCAGTGGGAAAATGGAATGATTCTGATAAGAAATATTGGATTGGATTATATAATAAATTGAAGAGTTATCCAATGGTAGATCTTGGTGAAATTGCTGTATATGAAAATAATAAGAAGATTGCTGAAGGTATTGAAGCAGTCATAGACTATGCAATTCAATATGAAACCGATAAGGCAGACAGAAGTTCTGGTGGTAGGTTTTCTTCTAAGTTGATTGCTTTGGAGTGGGCAAATATATGGATGCAAATTGATAAGAAGGGGAAAATGTCTGAGTGGTGTACTGCTCTCTACTATGGAGCAAAGAAAGAATTTGGAGATTCTAACGGTCCTTTTCTCAAGATTTACTGACACTATATAAACTGTCCACTCTGCCCCCGACTCTGCCCCACTCTGCCCTATAATAAGATCATGGCAAAAAACACTCACCTAGAACACCTAGAAGACGATATCCTGAACAATGGAGTAGAGGGTGGTAAGAATGCCATTATCTTTCTGAAAGAACTCGGAGAGATGCTTACCGAACCAACATCATCTATCCGAGTAACAACTAAGTGGGATGGTGCTCCTGCTGTAATTTGTGGTATAGATCCTGAGAATGGTGAGTTCTTTGTAGGAACTAAGTCTGTTTTTGCCAAGACTAATCCTAAAAAGATGTATAGTGTGGAGCAAGTTGACGAAAATTATTCTGGTCAACTTGCAGACAAACTAAAAGATTGTCTTAAGTATCTTCCTAAACTGGGAATCAAAGGTGTTCTTCAGGGTGATTTGCTATTTACAAACGACAAAAAGGTAGCATCTATTGGTGGAGAGAGAATGATTTCTTTCCAACCAAATACAATTGTCTATGCTGTTCCAGAAAAGTCTGAACTGGGAGAGCAAATTGCAAGAGCAAAACTCGGAATTGTATTCCACACCGAGTATAGTGGACCAACAACAGCAGAAATGAATGCAAGTTTTGGTGTAAATATTACAAACCTTAACAAAAGTTCTGATGTTTATGTAGCAACTGCTACTTTCTCGGATGCAAGTGGGGAGGCAGTTTTCACACAAGCAGAACTGCAAAAATATACTGCTGCTTTAAATAAGGCAGAAGGGTCGTTGAAGCAAGCATCAAAATTCCTAAATATTTTAGGAGAAACGGGGCAAGGAAAGTTTCTTCTGTCTACACTCTTTAAACAATTTTTCAACACATACATTCGGCAGGGTAAGAGTAT